CGCTAAGTAGTAAATATTTCTTTTAGATCCTGTACTTGTTTGAAATCGTATAGTAAATGAATTTGCTGCTATAGCTGTAGGAATTGCATGAGTTGAAACGATGGTAGATCCAATTTCAAAATTTTGTACTCCAAGTCCAACATACCTTAATGTCGTTGCAGGTAAGACGGTAACTATATCCCCATCCGTCGGATTAATTAGAACACCTGTATAAACAACAAAAGGACCTGCAACGAAACTATATTGAGTTGCTGCATATGTTGGTGCTGAAGAAGTTCCAATGCTTGGATAAGTCATTTGAATAGTATTCTGGCTATTATTTGGTCTGAAAAATAGATTAGGGATTAATGTAGCGCTTGGAACTGTAGCAACTTTTTTATTATATATCGCTACTTCTGTTGCTGTAGTCGCTGGATCAAGGGCTTGTGGTCGAAGAATCAATATGTTGTGTTTTCCTTGCAAATCCTGATTACCAAGCGGTGAATGATTCTTCGCAAACGCATTGAAAATTTCTGTAAAGTTAGCAGCGATTTGCTTTTGAGATATAACTCTTTTGGATGTTGCCTGAGGAATTGCGCTATTATATGACATTGATTAGTTCCCCGAATATTCTTGACCAAAGAAATAACCTGCATAAGGTCTCCCAGGTTGACTAAATATAGTTGCTGCCCTCTGACTTCCCATCTGTCTTAATGTTCGACGTTGAGCCATTTGTAACTGATCTTGGTATATTGGCATCAAATAGGCCATGCTTTCAGGATCCGGAAAGTCTGTATAAATAAGTTTTGCAGCTATAGCACAGATAAAAAGATACCATTCATCAAGTTCAGGCGCGTCAGAATTAGCAATCAAGTCGGTCGGTTGCTGACTAATCTGAAATTCAACCTGATAAACTTGCTGCGGAACTGGCCTAAATGTTATCTGCTGATTATAAAATATGACATCAGTTGGTCGAGATGATTGATAAGGCACCACAGAAGCGTATATTGGAGTGTTAGAGGGTATAACCAAAGTGAACGAATACGCACCGGTAACATAATTTACCAATCCTACAGGAAAATTTGTTGTATCAACAAGCAAACCAGTATTTGTATTAATTTGTGGGGAATCTGAAATAGAAAAACTATAGCCAGAATCATTATAACCCGAAATAATTACTGCTGCCTCTGTGACATTCCCGAAAATATCCTGTTGTGCTCTTAGAAATGGTGTCGATGGTATTGTGCCTGTATAAGTAAATAAACTTCCTGTTCCAGTAGATATTTGCTGATTTACAGTCAATTTCGGCCATCTATTATAAAAAGTAGATTTATCTTGGAAATACCTTAAGATATACCCTTGGCAGTATACAGGAGGGCTTATAGTTATATTACCAGGTGTCTGAGTTACGCTTTGCCCTTGGTTATTAGCTGGATTATTTTCGTATAAAAATGGGTATGTGTCAACATTTGGAATAGTAGTAAATACATAAGGTTTTGTTAGCTTTAAATTCTTGAATTGCTCTGGAAAATGCAAAGTATAAGCTAGATTAATATATCGATCAATCTGTGTATCAGGCATCTGAGCAGGACTATATCGGGCTGTCATGCGTCTTACAGTATTGCGCATTTCAAGTAATTGAACCATGATATTTCCTTACATGCCATTTATAGGATTACTAGGCGTACCATTATTATAAACAACACCTTCAAAAGAATCCTGATTCCCATATGGTAGAGGTAAGGGCGGTAGGAACTTGCCACTGGAATCTGGAATTACACTTGGAGGTGTAAACGCCGATGGTAATGGATTCGGATAAGAAAATACATTAAAATTCGTTGAATCCAAATCTAAAGTTAACGTATTCAACGTTATCGCGATTACCTGAACATTGACTAGATTTAAATTTACCATTCCAAATTGAGTAGGAATCAAGAATCTAACCTTAACTCCTGCTGGATAGCCATGATCATTAACTGTCGTCACGACACAAGGATTCGCATTCGTCACCGATGCAATCGTTTGACAACGCAAATTTTCTTGCACTTGCAATTGTGAATATCCTGGATAATATGTAACTACAGTGCTCATTAGTACCCTAAAGCTACGAACGCATATTTCTTATCACTTTTATCCACACTATCAATTTGACTATGTCCATCATCTGGCCCTTCTTTCTGAATATGCTTTGGAGTATAATAATATTCATTTATTTGATCTGCAAAACCACGCTTAATCGTATAAACTTTACCGTCTTGAAACGTAGTCCAACCAGCAACATCACCAGGATTTTTGTCATACGCCAACTTAGCAGGTTGTCCCTTAGATCTAAGATTGTGAAATCTACCTGTCACCATTTGATTATCACGTGATTTTTGCTCTTCAATTTTAGCAGCTAATGCCTTTCTTTCTACCGATAGCCCTAAATGCTTATCCATGATAACTTTTTCATCTGAACTTAGCTCCCGATTAGGTCTTTCAGTATAAACATATTTATCTGATTGAGCTTTCTTTTCAGCTATTTCGCATTTAGTTTTCTCTAATTCGACTCTAGCTAAATCAATTTCAGTCTGTAAATCTTCTAATACTGCTGCATCTGTCATATGAACCTCTCTTGTTTCATTCTTTTGTATAGTTTTAATTTTTTTTTGTCTTGCCATATTTTCCTTTAAAAGAGAGAGGCTCGCGAACCTCTCTCAATTTATTATGAAGTAAACGACTGTTCTACAGTTGTTGCTTCCCAGTACCATGCTGACACTTCAGCATCGATAATTCCTCCAACAGTTGTCGAGTTCGTGCCATCGCCAGCACCCACAAGTATGCCACGAGAACCTAAGTTTTGTCTTGCAAAACCTAAAATGTTCTGATTTGCGTACGGTAGAGGGCTAGGTGTGACTCCCAAAAGTTGGTTTGTATTGCCTTCCCCTTGCGGTACCATAATTGGTAGCGACTGAGGATACTGAGCTGCCAACAAAGAAACAAATGCAGTATATGCAGTTGAATCAACGTTCGCAAAAGTTACTGTCTGAGTACCTACAGCATTGTTAACAGCAGAAACGGTAAACTGTAAAGGTAAACCATTTTGAGTGCTAACAAGTTGCTGCATCCCATAAGCCACAGGAATCTGGAATCTTACAACATCACCAATTTGATAATTCTGCTGAACCAGTGTAGTAACCACCATTGGGTTAGCTAAAGTGATAGCTGCAATTACTCTATTTTGAGGATAATATAAAGCAGAATCCATAACGGCAAAATTTCCAATCTTATAGACTGATCCAACACTTGTAAGAGCATTGGTAGAATCTAATAGAGTTGTAAATGTGTTAGTGCCGTTAGTTGCCGTAACAGTCATGATTAGTCCGCCCAATTGTGGCGCAGATGTCATGTTAACAATTCTAACAGTATCCCCGACTTGGTAGCCGTGGTTAGTAGAAGTTGTAAAGACTGTTGTTACTGGAGGACCTGCATTTGTGGTAAATCCAGTAATAGAAAAAGTAGCCCCTTGGCTATAAATTGAGCTATCATAAAGACTAAATCCATTGATAGTCATTTTGCCATTTTCATAAGGAGCAATTGTACCTGCAACAGTACCATTCATTTTGATAATACCAGTATTAGAAGCCATATAAGAAGGTAGAAAAAGACCTTCTACAATCTTATCAGAAGTCAAAGAACCAGTAACACCAAGTGCAGTTTGACCCGAATAAGTCAAATTCCAAATTTGGAATTTAGAAATTTGATTCGGAATAGGTATATAATGAGGTGTAGATGAAACGTTTTTAAATGTTCCATTTACAATCTGTGTTGAGCCAGCCATATTCAACCCTCCTATAATACTACTTGAAGCGTGCAACGTAAGTTGACGATCCAAGATGTGTTAGTGATGTTGAATACTTGAGCCATTTTCCAACCTGCTGTTTGGTAAAGACGCAATCTTGGCGACGCAATTTCTGGCGGCGCGTAGATGAATTGAGCGGAATAACCGTCCAGATCCACCATGTCATATGACTCTTGTCCTGGAATAAAGATGTTATAAACATCCTGACCATTGGCAGAAGCCGCAACACTAATCGATCCAACTGAGGACAATAGGAAACGGATGTTTCTAATTGTTCCCCATTCGGCTTGAAGCAAGTTTGCAGTATTTGCATACTGAGCCACGTTCTGGAATCCTACCATTTGGTCTAAGTCAGCACTAAGATTAGTGTGAGTTAAGCCAAAGAAGCAGGTTCTTACTGGAGCTGTCAATCTGTTACTTGTTGACCTAGTAAACTAGGCGGGCTAAATCTTCTCAGCTAGCCTCACTATGTCTCCATAGTGTTCAGAGCACCGCATCACTTTTAATATTGATTTGTATTTTCGCG